TTCAGGCTGCATTTGCAGGTCTTTCCGCCAAGGCAAGCATCCCGCAGCCGCTTGACCAGTTCTGCGTCGGTCATCACTCAGCCTTTCCATAAGGTGTTGCGGGAGAGGCATCGACAAGCGCCAACACGATGTCGCGGTATTTGGCCCACCAGTCCGCTGCCTTTGCGTCCATTGCTGCGATCCAGCGCTGGTCAGACTTGCGCCACAGATCAAGCGAATGCCGCTGGCACCCGATTTGCAACATTGTCACGCCGTCATGAGACATCGTCCATGTGATGGGCCACGTATCGAACTGTGCAGATTTGACCTCGTACATGTTTCCAGCAGCCCCGTGCAGATTGGCCTCGCGCAGATTGGCCCCGCGCAGATTGGCCCTGTGCAGATTGGCCCCGCGCAGATTGGCCCAGTGCAGATCGGCCTCGCACAGATCGGCCCCGTGCAGATCGGCCTCGCACAGATCGGCCCCGTGCAGATTGGCCCCGCGCAGATTGGCCCCGCGCAGATTGGCCCCGCGCAGATTGGCCCTGATGCCATCAGCGCTGCCGTCCAACCACAGTTTGTGCGCCTTCAAAACAGAGGCCAGTTTTTCGTCGGTCATGCATCATCCTCGCGCAGAAAATCATCCTCATGCAGGGCAAAGATGTCCTGCCGCGCCAGCGTCCCCTGCACCGACATTGCCCGCAGTTTGCGGGACACATCCTCCAACGGCCTGTCGATGCTGGCGGCAACCTCCACAGCCGTCGCTGCGCCACGCTCCAAATCCTCGCGGATCAGCGCCGCCAGCGTATCCGCCTCGTTCCGCACCACAATGTGCGCGGCCATAAACGGCGTTTTGTCAGGCCGCGTCGTGTTGGGGATCAGCAGTGCATCGACCACCTGCCCGACGCGCAGGTGACAGGCGTCTGCCACCTTTCCGGGGATGAAAATTGCCACCGATGGGTTGTCGGTAACCACGGCAAAGGCCGTCGCCGTCGGCAAGATGTTGGTGATCGTAATCTCAATCAGTTTCGACATTGGTATTTTCCTGTGTGTCCCACGGCAGGCGTGGCATAGTTACGGCGGCACGGGGCAAATTTGCGCCCATGATGTTGGCATAGGAACGATCTGGGATCAGGACCGTCTTGCAGCCGGGGCGATTTGGCGGGGCTGGCAGCGGTTTTTTGCGGGCCATTAGATTACCTGTTTGCGTTAAAAGCCCCTGCCCCAAAGGGCAAGGGAAGTCGACAGGGAGGCGGGGTTATGACCGACCCCGTGGCGGTATCTCATCAGATGCGGCGGCGACGACCCGCAGGCGAAACTTCCGGCTCTGCGGCCTTCACAGGCTCAGGTGCCGGGGCCACAGCGGCGTTGATCTTGGTGTCGACGGCCATAGGCGCGTCGTCATCTTCAATCAGTTCGTTGCCCGTCATGTCAGCCCAGCCCACGATCTCCAGCACAGGCACGTAGGTGCGGCCATAGCTGTTGTGGCTGTAGCTGTCCGACGACAATTTTAGAATCGGGCAGACAAAGCCCGTGTCATCAGTGTCGATGCGGGCCATGATCGCATCCAACAGCGCGGTTAGGGCGCGGACGCCGCCGACCGACGTGGATTTGTACAGCACCTGCTGGCCTGCCAGCGGGCCGTCCATGACCTTCATATCCACCGAAATAACATCTTTCCACTGGCAGATATCCTGCGTGCGCGGGTCGTGGTGGACGGGCAGCGTCGAGGCTGGGGGTTTGACGGCCCCGATACCCCACATTTCTTCGCCCATCAGTTCATTCTTGCCTTGCCCCGGTGCGCGGTTGGTCCAGCAGGAATAGCCGTTCTGGAACGACATCGGGTTGACGATGACTTCGGTCCCGCTGGTGATGACGGTGTCCTCAGACCCGACGACCCACTGGCCGTCTTTCAGCAGGCGCAGCAGGGGCTGGCCCCCAACGCTGGCCGGGATGGTCGCCCGCACTTGGGCAAGGCCCTGACGCAGGCCCGCCAGCGCGGCGCGGCCAGAGGCATTCGGGTTGGTGATCGCGTTAGACATGGTTCTGTTCCTTTGTCCTATTTCCAAGCGGCAGCGCCGCGCCGCACCACTGAGCAGGTGCCGCTATCCTTCAGACCTTACGGCCCATCAGCGCGTCGGACAAGGCCCGCAGACGCTCTGGCACGCTCTGCACGGGCCGTTTGACCTTTTCCACGGGCGACAGCTTGGTACCGCTGGAAACGCCCGCCGCGACGTAGTGCTTGGGCAGTTCGATGCCCCGCGCCTTGACGATCTTTTCGATCTGCGCGGGCGACCTGACCTTCGTCTCTGTCCACTCGGCCATCTTGATGCGGTGCCGCTTGAAAAACAGCTTCAGCAGCCGCTCTTCGACGGCCCACGACCGATTGCCTGCCTTTCTGGCCTCCAGCCCCCAGCCGGGGATTGCGCTGCCCTGCTCGGCGTAGGCGTGGGCCTGCGCGAACACGGTGTCGATCAGGGGCTGCGCCAGTTCCGCCATTTCCAGCAGTTCAGCGTACCGTTGCCCCCAATCCAGCCTGTCGTCGGGCGATCCGTTGGACGCCGTTTGACGGGCTTTCAGGGCCTCCAGCTTTTCACCCAGCGCCCCGACCGCGTTTAAATAAAGCGGGCAGACAGTCTTGCAGCGGGCGAAGTCACACCACGGCCCCTTGGCCACCCGCGCGTCGGGGCGTTGGGCTTCATCAACCGCCGTCTGCAGGTTCTGCATATACATCGCGAGATCACCGACCGACGTCGTCCAGTGCTGGACGATGTCGTTGCCCTGATCTGCATTCAGCGGCTGGATGATGGCCAGCGTGACGGGCGTCGTGGGATCATCGACCAGTTCTTCGCCAACCCACGCGCGTTCTGTGTTCAGCGCCCCGGCGGCGTAGAACATCAACTGCTTGTTCTCTTCGGCCCGCACAGTCTTGAAGCCGAATTTCCAATCCATGACGAACAACTCGCCGCCGCAGCGCCCGATGATGTCGGACGTCCCGAAGGCACCGGGAATGCCGGGGACGGCCACGCGCCGCTCCACCAGCATGACCATGTCGTCGCCGATTTCCTGCTCCATCTGGGCGCAGAACTTGTCGAATGCCGTCAGGGCTGGCTCACCCTTGGCGTCCCACAGGGCGCGGTCCACTGTGAACGACCACGACCCATCCGCCGCCGTGAAGGTGTAGGGCAGCATGTCGGTCGGCTCGACCCCGTCGCGCAGGGTCATCGCCATCAGTTCGTGCAGGGCCGTGCCTTCGCGGGCATAGTCACTGCCGCGTTCATCCTTGGGGACCAATTGCTCCAGCGCATAACTGCGCGGGCAACCCATCCGACGCGCGGCGGTGGACCCGCCGACGACGTCGCTGTGTTCCTCTGGGGTCAGGTGGGTGGTCATGCCGCCGCTCCAAAACCAAGTTTCTTCAGGTCGTCCACCACCGGGGCAACGCATGCCGGGAGGGTAGACTTCCCTTCCACGATGATGGGAATGTAGTGGTGCAATTCAGGCTCAAGCACTTCATAGAGGCGCTTGACCGTAGAGGCCGCAGCAAGGTTGGCCTTTAGGCGCTGACGCACACTTTTACGCAGCTCCTCCTGATCAGCATACAGCTTCACCAGCCCGCTGGACTTCAGGCGCGTGTAGAGGGCATGATACAGGGTTCCGTCCTTCAGCAGCGCTTCACTGCGCTCGTCCAACTGGACGGTGACGCCATTGATCAACCCATATACGCCGTTCCAATACCCAAGCCCGTCAATGCGGCGATTTCCGTCACGGACCTCAGCGTACCCTTCGTGCAGATACCTGCGGGTTTTTTCATCGGCGTAGAGTTCCTGCACCTGCTTCGGCGCAAATTCGATGATAATGTCCTGCACCAGCTTTTTGACTTGTGAAACATAGTCCACATTCGGCAAGCCGTGCATGATCTTGGCAAGGATGCTGTCACGCATCTCATTGGTCAGTCTGGTCATGTTTTATCCTCCTGTGTGGTAGGCCAGCATGTGTGCGGCGAAGGCCATGCCTATGATGACCCATGCGAAGAACCATAGTGTCGTGCTGCTCATGTCTTGGCCCGCATATCCGGCACGGCGGCGAGGATCGCCGCTTCGATGATAACGTACTCAGGGCGTCCCGTGAAAGCCGCTGCGGCCTTCACGATGGCGCGGGTGTCAGGCGACAGGAACGTCTTGACCTGTTCGCGGGGCGTCTCCGCTTCAGGCAGACGCATTGCGTCGAGGTTGATCATGTCGTACTCCTTGGGTTCCGGTGAGAAGGAACATAGATGGCTACCAAAGAGGCGTCAATAGAGGAATATCTGCGGGGCCGCGTCGAGCGTCTGGGCGGGGTGTGCATCAAACTGTCCCCCGTGGGGTTGCGTGGAGTACCTGATCGTCTTATGGTGCTGCCGGGGCCGCGCGTGGTCTTCGTGGAATTGAAGCGCCCGAAGGGTGGCGTGATCTCGGCTCTGCAGCACTGGTGGCAGTCACGGTTGACGGCGCTGGGCTGCGAGCATCACTTTGTAAAGACGCGATCCGAGGTGGACGCGCTGCTGGAGGGCAAAAGATGACAAAAGAACCTTACATCGACCTTGTTTTAGGCGACTGCGTTGATGTGATCTATGAGGTGGAGGTCGCCATTTCAGAGGAACTGATCGGGCGCTTCACAACGCCCAAGTGCGCGACGGTGAACTGATGTCAGATTACATGCCTGACGACATTGGTCGGTACTGCTTCATCGACACCGAAACCCTGTCTGCCGCCGATCTGAAGGCGACGGGCATTTACCCCTACAGCGCCGATCCGTCATTCCGCGTGATGATGGTGACCTATGCCATCGGCGACGGTCCCGTGAAAATCTGGCGGCAGGAACAGGCCCATGCTGGCGGCTGGCTGGATTGGAACAATGCGCCCGATGATCTGCTGGACCATCTGGAGCGGGTCGAGGCGGGCGAGGCTTGGTTTGTGGCATGGAATGCCGCCTTTGATCGGCTTGCCTTGTCGCGTGGGGTAAAGGGATACCGCAACGCGCAGCCAGAACACTTTCTTGATGCGATGGCGCAGGCTGTGCGGTCACACCTGCCGCCCGATCTGGCCGGGGCAGGCAAGATCGCCAAGGCCGAGGTGCAGAAGCGGCCCGAAGGCAAGCGGCTGATCCAGCAGTTTTGTGTGCCGCCCTTCGCCGATCCGGCGGATCACCCCGAAGATTGGGCCGCGTTCTGCGAGTACGCGCTGGACGACATCCCGCCCATGCGGACGGTGTGGCAGGCCACCATGCCCCTGTCCCGCCGGGAATGGGAACAGTACTGGGCCAGTGAGCGGATCAATGACAAGGGCATGCCCGTCGATGTCGAGTTCGCGCAGGCCGCATCGGCGCTGGCAGAGGAAAACGCCCGCCGCGCCAGCGCCGACATCGCCCGCTTGACCGATGGGGCGATCTACAGCGTCAACCAGCATGAGGCCCTGTGCGCGTGGGTGCTGGATCGCATCGACCACCTGTCCGAGGCCAAGGCGATCCTGCTGCGCGAGGTGGTCGAGGAACAAGAGGACGAAGGCGACGGCGTCGTGCGGCTGGAAAAGCACTCGCTGGAGCGGTCGCGGGTTGAAGACCTGATCGCCTATCTGGAGCGGTTGGACGGCGAGCAGGGCCTGACCGATAAAGAGTGGCAGGTATATCAGGTGTTGCAGGTGCGGGCCTTCGGAGCCAGCGCCACGCCGCGCAAGTTCACCAAACTGCTGCCCATGCTGTCCGACGGTGACCGCCTGCGTGGGCAGTACGTTTTCAACGGCGCGGCGGCGACGGGCCGCTTTTCATCGCGCGGCCTGCAAATCCACAACCTGACGCGGGCGACGGTCGGAAAGCAGGACGTCGAACTGGAGGTCATCAACGACATCCTGTCCAACTGCACCTATGATGATCTGGCCAAGCGCGGCCCTGTCGGTCGCACGCTGTCGCGTCTGATCCGGCCCGTCTTCACTGCCCCATTGGGGCAGAAGATGATCTGGGCCGATTATTCGGCCATTGAGGCCCGCGTGACGCCGTGGCTGGGCGAGGCGTTTGGGGCGGGGTTTGTGCTGGACATCTTCCGCGCCAATGACGCCGACAAGTCGCTGCCCGACATCTACAAGCGGCAGGCGGGGTCGATCCTCGGCAAAGACCCGCAGGACGTCACCAAAGCCGAGAGGCAGAGCCACGGCAAGGTGCCTGTCCTGTCGCTGGGCTTTGGGGGCGGCAAGGGTGCGCTGTTCAACATGGCCCGCGCCTATGGCGCGTCGTTCACCGACGGCGAGGCGGGCGAGATTGTCAGCAAGTGGCGCGAGGTCAACCCGTGGGCGCGGCTCTATTGGGATGAGACGTGGGAAGCGGCCCTGTGGTGTATGCACAATCCCGGCCAGCCGCGCATGGTAGGGACGCGCCTGACCTATGTGTACCTGCGAGAGTACATGCACGGCACGCTGGTCTGCCTGCTGCCTGACGGCAGGCCGCTGCTGTATCCCGTGATCAAATGGGAAAGCCGGGAACGCCGCGACAAGCTGACGGGCAAGGTCGAGGTCAAGGAGCAATTGACCTATCGGCGAGGCTATGGACGCACCGCGCTGTGGTACGGCACGCTGGTTGAGAATGCCGTGCAGGCCGTGGCTGGGTCGATCCTGCGCCACGCCCTGTGGGCCTTAGATCGGTCGCATCCACAACTGGTTGTGGGTCACACCCACGACGAGGTCATTGGGCTGGTTAACACACAAGATGCTGCGGCTGGCCGTGAGGCCCTGTCGGCTGCTATGTTGGACCTCCCGCCGTGGGCCGATGGCCTGCCGATGTCGTGCGAGGCCACCGAGAGTTTCTACTACACCAAGACGCTGGATTGAGGGGCGCCCGCTATGAGCAAGATGGATGATGTGGCAGAGCAGACCGCGATCCGGCTGTGCATGCTGGCCAATGGGTATGTGCCGCTGGCGAACAAAGACAAGATGTGTGTGCTGAAGGGCTGGCCTGATCTGCACGTCGATGAGGCGCAGGTTGACCAATGGTCGCAGCAACTGAAGTGGCGGGCGACGGGCGTGCGAATTGAGGGCGGGCTTGTCGCCATTGATTTGGATGTGAACGACGACGACGCCATCAACGCGATCATCGACGCGATCCCGGCAGACATCTGGGCGATCCTGCAGGACGCGCCCGTGCGGCGCGGCAAGGGGGTCAAGGAGGCGTGGTTCTGTCGTCTGGCTGACGGTGAGCCGCCGTTTTATCGGCTGGCCTCGGCAGGCTTCCGGCAGGCAGCTAGTGATGAGACGGTCCACCGCGTCGAGGTGTTCGCGGGCGAGGGCGGCGGGCGTCAGTTTGGCGTCTATGGGGCGCACAGCTTGACGGATGATGGCGAGGTGGCCGTGTCTTATCGCTGGGTCGATGACATCGGCCTTGCCAACACTCACTTCGACCGCCTGCCGCGCGTGACGCGTGATCAATTGTCCAAGGTAGCCGACGTGGCGACCGAGGTGCTGGATCGGCTGGGGTGGCAGCGTGATCTGCGATCCAAGCCGGGGTTTAGTTCCAACGTGCCGATCTATGATCTGGACGGCCAGACCTTCGAGACGCGCGACCACGGCGATGTCGATCTGGCGGGCCTGCATGCCCTGTGCGACCTGCATGGGTCGGTGCGCCTGTCGGCGTCGTGGCTGGAGGGCGAGGCGGCTGTGAACATGACGCGCTGCATCGCGTCGATCCATCCCGGCGACGGGCGTGTGTCGATCCTTGAGACGGCATCCTTTGAGACGCATCGCCCCGCCAACATGATGCCGCGTGCCGTGTCGCAAGGGGCGCTGGAGCGCCTTCAGGCGCTGGCGGCTGGTGGCACCATCTTCGGCGGCGCGACGCCCGTCACGGCCCCGCAGGCGACATCTGGCGAGGTTGGCGTCGAGATGCACGACCAGATGGAGCAGGTGGTCGAGGCGCTACTGTCTGAGTACGCTTACATGGCGTCAGAGCAGCGGTGCGTCGTGCCGCTGTCGTCGCCGACCGAGGGGGCGATGACGCTGGCCAATTTCCGCACGCTGATGCAGCCGCATGCCGTCACGGTGCGCGGCCCGCGTGGCGGTGAGCAGGTGATCCACCCCGTGGCCATGTGGGTGGCCGATCCGCGCCGCATTGATGTGGCAGGCTATCGGTATCGGCCCGACGTATCGGGGCCGCTGGCCACGGTCGACGGGCGGCTGTTTGTGAACACGTATCGTGCGCCGGATGATATTGATGTGGGTGACGTCGGGGCAGTCGATGCCTTTGAGGCCCTGATCCGCCACCTGCTGCCCATCGACGCGGAGCGCGATTGGTTCCGCATGTGGGTCGCAGCCAAGGCGCAGCGCCCGTGGGTGATCGGCTGCGGCGTGCTGATGGTGGCGTCCATCCAAGGCACGGGGCGCGGCACGCTGTTCGACATGCTGGGCGCTGTCTTCGGGCCGCGCAATGTGTCGCCCGTGTCGTCGGTCGAACTGCTGGGCGGCGGCGGGCAGGGCCAGTACAATGGCTGGCTGTCTGACAGCGTGCTGGTCACCTGCGATGAAGTGATGGCCGGGGACGACGGCGGCGGGTCGATGACATGGAAGCGGCGCGAGAGTTATGAGCGGCTGAAGCAATACACCGATCCCCGGCGGCGTGAGGTGCTGATCCGTAAGAAGAACGTAAACGCCTACACGGCGGAAATCTTCGCGTCGATGCTGCTGGCCACCAATCACCTGAACGCGCTGCCGCTGACGGTCGATGACCGCCGCTTCGCAGTGCTCATGCAGGAGGACGTCAAGTTCATCGACCGCGCTGGGCTGGCCGATCTGGTCAACCCGTTCCGTCCTGACGGCGTCTTCGGGCCGGGGTTTGGTGCGGCGCTGCGCTACTACCTGCAAGGTGTGTCTGTCGATTGGCACGCCGTGCGCGAGGCACCGAACCTCGGCGATGGCCGCATGATCATGCAGCAGCAGAACGAGGGCGACGTCGAGGACATCCTGCGCGATGTGCTGTCTCGCATCCCCGGCGACTACATCGCCAACCCTGACCTGCGCCGCCGCATGCAGATCGCCGTCACTGCCGAGGGCGAGGGCGATCACCTGAAGAACTGGTGGCGCAGGGCGCAGGACATCCTGCGTGCCGAGAGCAGCATGGGCTGGAAGGCCATGCCGACGCGGCAGACGGTGGTTGGCACCGACGGGCGGCAGAAGCTGCTGACGGTCTATTACCGTGTGGCTGATGGCGTGCGCGGGGCGTGGGCTAAGACGCCGCAGGCGCTGCGCCACGACCTGCTGTCGCCCGCCGCCGACGTCAACCGCATGCTGACGGGGCTGGAGCAGGCCAAGCGCGATGGCCGCATGCGTGTGGTCGAGAACTGACAACCCGCGCCGCAGGATAAAAAGGAAGGCCCGCCATCGGCGGGCCTTTTACTTTCATGCGTCGGGACCGCCGCGCCACACGACGGAGTACCCGAAGGCATCAATATCGGCGGCACGCATCGCCGCGCGGATGACGATGTCCTTAAGCCGCATCGGTATAGCTGTCGCCCGTGTCTTTGGGAGATGCAGCGTCGCGGCGCGGGGGTGCAGAAGCTGCGTCGTGCTGATGCCAAGCTGGGTCGCGTTGGCTGCGGCAGAGATCGACGCCGTGTTGTGGTGCGCAGTGTCGTCGGGCGAGGTGATGACCATGAACCAAGCGTCTGCGTCGCCCAGCACGTCAAGCGCCGCGCGGCGGACGATGGGCATAGCCGACAGGATGATCGACGTCATACCGAAGCCGTTCGGGCGTCGCCCGTACACAACAGGCACGCGCAGCACAACACCAGCCATTGGAAAATGGCGCTGCCCGCCATCAGGCTGGGGGGCATACCCATCGAGTATCACGGTCGCGGTGTGCGGCCCGCACAACACCGAGTGGTCGGGGCTGGTGGTAGGCACTGTTGTGCCGTAAGCCGTTGCAGTCATTGTGTTTTTCTCCTTTTCACAACACAACACCCTCTCTCTCTGTACTGCTATATTGGGGTGTATAAGTAGTGATTATCATATGGTGTGTGGAGTGTATAGTGTATGTTATTATGTTCTTATACACCCCATTGGAACGACGAAGAATGCCGCGCGGTGGGTGTTGCGGTGTTGTGCGCCGCCGTCAGCGCCCCGTTGCGCCCGCCCGCCGCGCAGTGCTATGGTAGCTGTGCCAGCGGTTGTCTCCTCCCTTCCGCTGGCACTAGCCGATGCGCGGCGGCGATGGGTGACGGCCTATCGCCGCCGTTGCTGTCTCTGGGGGTCAGCGGGAGGCAAGCGGGAGGCAAGCGGGAGGCAGCGCACTGCAGGCATGGGTCAGCGCCGTCGGGCCAGCACACAGCGCACAGCACTATCGGGCCAGCGATGTGGTGCCAGCGACTAGCAAAACCCCTCTGGCAGACACGCCGCCGCATCGCCTGTGCGCCCGCGCGTGGGGTATCAGGACACCGTCGTCAAGCCATAACCGGTGCCTGACGTACCTGTCAGGACAACCGTAGGTAGGTGTCCGAAACTAAGTTATTGATATTGCTTGCGGCCTCACATTACATAATACGCCTTACCGGATGATAACGATAACATCGCCCCCGAAGCGCGAGGCCCCCCACCCCGTGGGGGTTAAGGTGGGGGCCGCTGCCGATGCAGCCTGACACGGATCGACCAGATACCAAGTACCAAACACCCGACCCCACCCCCACCAACCAAACCACCACGCCTTGAAAATTTTTTAAAAATCGCCCAATATCGACAAGGCACCAAGGGAGTAGCACATGGCAGGCAAGGCGCTGAAAAAGCGGCTACTGATTGAGATTGGCGAGCGGGGTGGCCCCGAATACGTCCGGGAGTACATCGCCGGGGGCGGCACGATCCTAGACTTGGCCAACGAATTGGGGTGCAGCCGCACCTATCTAAGCCGACACTTGAACGCGCACGAGGCTTACGCTCCGGTGATCGCCGACGCGCGGCGAGAGCATGCCGACGCGCTGGCGGAGGAGGCGCTGCAGATCGCGGACAACATGGCCGACAACGTTGGGATCAGCAAGGAGCAGATCGCCGTCGCCAAGGAGCGGATCGACGTCAGAAAGTGGCTGGCGACGGTGAACCACCCGGATCGGTATCAGCAGAACAAGGCGGGGCCGACCGTCACGATCAACATCAATCAGTTACACCTTGATGCTTTGAAGAAGCGCAACGCCGGGGACGGCGCGAAGGTAATCAATGCGGCGGGAGACGACGATGGTGAGTGACAATGTGGCGGTATTTCCCGGCCCGCACGACATGAAGACGCCGAACATGGCTCTGCTGGAGGCGATGGAGCGCGGGCTGGAGGCGGTGTTGATCATTGGCGGGACGCCCGAAGGTGATTTGTTCTTTTTGTCCAGCGGCAATGTGAACAACAAGGACGCCCTGTGGATGGTAGAGCATGCCAAGCTGCATGCGATGAGCGTCAACGATAGGGGCGACGAATGAGCAGCCAAAACCCGTTTGAAGACATGATCCAAAGGTATGGCGTGACCGAGGACGGCCCCGGCCTGTTCGTGCGCGAAATCCTCGGCGCGATGCCGGAAAGCTATCAGGATGACCTGCTGAAAGCCGTGGGGCGCGGGGATCGCAAGATCAGCGTGCGATCCGGCCACGGCACAGGCAAGTCGACGGCGCTGTCATGGTCGATGCTGTGGTTTGTGCTGTTCAGGTTTCCCTGCAAGGTGGTCGTTACCGCGCCGACGACGGCCCAGCTATACGACGCCCTATTCGCGGAGCTAAAGCGGTGGGTCGGCGAATTGCCGCCCGCCCTGCGCGTTCTGCTGGAGGTGAAGACGGATAGGTTGGAATTGATCGCCGCGCCCAGCGAGGCGTTTATCTCGGCCAGAACCAGCCGCGCCGAGCAGCCGGAAGCACTGGCCGGGGTTCACAGCGACAACGTCCTGCTGGTGGTCGATGAGGCCAGCGGCGTGCCGGAACAGGTCTTTGAAGCGGCCAGCGGCAGCATGTCAGGCCACAGCGCAACGACGATCTTGGCGGGCAACCCGACGCGGTCGAGCGGCACGTTTTATGAGACGCACACGCGCCTGTCGGACACTTGGCGCACGCTGCACTGGTCATGCGTGGATAGCCCCCGCGTGAGCAAGGATTTTGTGGAGGAAATGGCCACGCGGTACGGCATCGACAGCAATGCCTACCGCATCCGCGTGCTGGGGGAGTTTCCGCTGGGCGACGACGACACAATCATCCCCCTGCATCTGGCCGAGGCCGCGAAGGGGCGCGACATCACGGTCAGCCCGACGACCAAGGCCGTATGGGGACTGGACGTGGCGCGGTTTGGTAGCGACCGCACGGCGCTGGCCAAGCGGACGGGGCCAATGGTCAGCGAGGTGGAGACGTGGAAGGGGTTGGACTTGATGCAGACCGTCGGGCGCGTGAAGGCGCAGTACGACGGCCTGCTGCCCAGCGACAGGCCCAGCGAGATACTGGTGGACGTCATCGGTCTGGGCAGCGGCGTGCATGACCGCCTGCGCGAATTGGGTCTACCAGTGCGGGCGGTGAACGTGTCCGAGGCCCCGGCATTTGGGGCGACGTACAACAACCTGCGGACGGAACTGATCTTCAGGTTTCGGGGCTGGCTGGAGCAGCGCGGAAGCCGCATCCCCAATGATGCCGAAATGATTGCCGAGATGACCAGCATCAGGTATTCTTTCGCCAGCAGCGGCAAAATGAAGGCTGAAAGCAAGGACGACATGCGCCGCCGGGGCCTTCGCAGCCCTGACAAAGCCGACGCGGTTTTCTTGACTTTTGCCGGGGACGCCGCGACGTCACTTGGATCGCCGATGGCCAACTGGTCACGCCCGATCCGGCGAGGATTGAAGGGGATCGCCTGATGGCGCAGTATCTGGGCCTGATCGACATGCTGAACGGCGGCGGCGCGGGCCGCGCCGGATCGACGTTTGAGGGCGGTCCACTGTCTGGCCTGCTGAACAGCCTTGGCATCCACCCGATGGGCTATCAGGATCGCCTCGCGGCGGCGCAGGCCATGCCGCGCCCGCCCATGATGGCCCCCGCGATGGCCATGCCAGCCACGGCCCCGGCGCAGCCGCCCGCGAACATCTACGGCCCCGGCGCGGTGACCACCACACCGCTGGATCGCATGACGGACGCCGAACTGCTCCAGATGATCAGAAACGCGCTGGCGGCACCGCCCAGCGCCACAGGATATGGGCCGCGCTGATGGGTAAGTTCGACGCGCTGAAGCCACTGATCGATGACGCCGTGCGCGGCATCTTGGACCTGCTGGGGTCGGGTCGCGCCGATGAGATTACCGACAGCATGCTGGACCTCGGCGACCCCGTCCTGAACGCGCGACTGAACGAAGCGCTGTGGCAGAAATATGACCTGCCAATGGACGCGGCCAGCCGGATGGAACGGGCGACGGCTATGGGCCACAAAGGTGGCCTGTACAGCGGAACGGGGGACGATTTTACGGGTTTTAACAATAAGGCATGGGCAACGACAAACCCAGACCTTGCATACACCTACGCACCGTCAGACGGCGGCACTGTGATGCCGTTGACAATGCGTGCCAGACGAGGTGCGCCTGTCGTTGAGGCGGGGGGCGCAAACTGGAACGCGCTGACGCCGTCCATGCGAGCGGGTGGCCCCGACGCGCCATATTTGCCCAATATCCTGCGCGACCCAGATGAAATCGCAAAGTACGGCGAAGACATCCTCACGACCAATAACTTCGCAAAAGCAGCGAAGGACCAAGGTTTCAGCGGCGTCACTTTCAACGACGTTGTCGATGTCGGCGGCTATTTGAGCAAACATTTCCCGCAGGGGCCAGCACGCGAAGCGCAGTTAGCATCCATCAGGCGGGCCGCTAAGCCGTCTACCGTCGAGATGCGCCTGTACCCGAACCAAGTGCGATCTGCCTTCGCCCGTTTCGACCCGCGCCTCGCGCACCTGAAGAACCTGAACGCCGCGCTGGCAGGCGCAGCCGGGGTGGGCGGTGGCCTGCTGGCCATGACGCCGGAAGAAGCCACAGCGGCTGATTTCGAACAACAGGCGACACCGACCATCAGTAGCCAAGAACCAACGACCGTGGAATGGCTGGCGGGTAAAATGACACCCGCGATGCAAAGTTTTCGAGGTATGTTTCCCGGCGTTGCAACGGACGAACGCGCAGCGTATCAGGATGCGCAGAAACTGGCAAGTTTGTTGGATTTCATTCCGTTTGTCGGAAGCGGTATCAGCGCCGATCAGGCGCGGCGCGACGTTGGGCAGGGCGATTACGGGAACGCAGTCCTAAATTCAGGGTTTGCGCTGCTGGACATAGTGCCGGGGCTTGGGAAAACTGCAAAGGCCGTTAAGGGATTGCGTTGATGCGCCTTTGGAAAAAGGGGATCGTCCCCATGCGGCATTTCTGGTAATCTTCGCGACAACCGCATAACCTGCAGGAGATGAGGCAGTGAAAAAACCAACGCAGAAAGACGCAAAGGTCGCCAAGGTCATGGGCGAGTTCAAGCGCGGCACGCTGCACGCAGGCAAGGACCCGAAAGGCCCTGCCAAGGCCCCGCTGGCGACCAGCCGCAAGCAGGCCATCGCCATCGCCCTCTCCGAGGCAGGCAAGGCCAAAAAGGGCAAAAAGTGATGGCTGACGCTGCGATGGGCAGGATCACGACGCCGACCATTGTGTCGGCGAAAGAGAATGCGACCAACCTCCAGCGCGTGCTGGACAACTGGATGCTTGGCCCTGAAAAGGCCAGCCCCAAGCCGGGAGCCAACCCCGAATATTGGCGCGGTCTGGCCGACGTGTGGGGCATCTCTGATGGCGAGGCCCGCAGGCAACTGTGCGCCAACTGCGAGTATTTTGAGAATACCCCAGAAATGATGCGGGCGATGGAAAAAATCCCCTTCAACAGTCTGGACGCGGACGGCGGTGGGCGCGGGTACTGCCACAAATTTGACTTCATCTGCCACAATTTGCGGGTCTGTCAGGCATGGGAACGCAAGGATTATGAGGCCGAAGGATGATCGCCAATTATGCGGAATTGCAGACATCCGTTGCGGATTTCTTGAACCGCGACGACCTGACGGCGGCGATCCCGACGTTCATCCGCCTGTGCGAGGCGCGGATCGACCGCGATCTGACGCACTGGCGGCAAGAGCGGCGCAGCACGGCCACGCTGGACGCTCAGTACAGCACACTGCCGACCGATTTCCTGCGTCCGTTGCGCCTGCAACTGCTGGACACCTACACGGGCGAGATCGCCCCAATCAGCACGGCCCAGATGCTGCAGATGCGTACGGATCGAAACGACCGCGTCGGTCGGCCTGAGTATTACGCCCTGACGGGCGGCAGTCTGGAACTATTTCCGACGCCAGATGACAGTTACACCGCCTCTCTGGTATACTATGGGCGCGTCCCGGCGCTGTCGGATGCGAATACCACCAACTGGCTGCTGACCGAGGCACCAGACGTCTACCTCTACGGGGCGCTGGTCCACTCGGCCCCCTACCTGAAAGACGATGCCCGTCTGGGCGTCTGGGAAGGCTTGTTCAAGCTGGGGCTGGACACGCTGAACATCAGTTCCGGGGACGCCAAGTACGGCGGCACGGGCCTGCGGATGAAAACACGACGGGGAGCGCCATGAGCCTTTCAGATACCTATGAGACGACGACGTTGAACTGGCTGTTCACCACGGGGGCAGTGACGCGCCCGACAACGTGGTTTATTTCCCTGTACACGGTCGCGCCAACCGACAGCACGGCAGGCACCGAAGTGACAGGCGGCAGCTACGCGCGGCAGGCCGTGACCATGTCGGTCACGGGTGACACGGCGTCTAATACCGCAACGATTGACTGGCCCGCCGCCACGGCGTCGTGGGGAACGGTCGTCGCTGCGGCGATCATGGACGCATCGACGGGCGGAAATATCATCGCCTATGGCACGCTGACGGCCAGCAAGACCATCGCATCTGGGGACGTGTTCCGCTTTCCGGCAGGTGATTTTGACGTCACGCTGAACTAAGGGTGACGGCATGGCAATTCTGGCTAATCGCGCACGAATGACCACGGCGACGACCGGGACAGGCACCATCACGCTTGGCTCGGCGTCGTCTGGCTTTCAGACGTTTGCCGCCGCAGGTGTCCAAAACACCGAAACGGTGCGATATGTGATTGAGGATGGCACAAGCTGGGAAATCGGCCTCGGCGTGTATACCTCATCCGGCACCACCCTATCGCGCACGTTGGTGTCATCCAGCACGGGATCGCTTTTGTCGCTCAGTGGCTCGGCCATTGTGTACATCACCCCCAGCGCAGAAGACTTCGCGGAGCAAAGCTGGATACAACAAAACGCCACCTACACACTGACCAGTACCACGGCATCGCAGAAGATATTCAACGCCAGCACAAATGGCGCGTTGTATCTGCCGATTGGCACATATGACTTCGACGCGTTCTTTTACCTCACGTCGATGTCGGCGACGATAGGTAACGCGCAGATCAACTTCCTTGGGGCCGGGACCGCCACCATTGCGTCGGCGATGTGCTATGCCTTCGGTTTAGATGCGGTTACTGGCACCCCGGCTACGCCAAGCATGGCATATTGGGTGGGGACGACGTCAAACACGCAGGTCATTAGCGGCACAACTTCGACCACTCTTGGCCTTGCTATGCGCGGCGTGTTTAGGGTGTCAGCGGCGGGGACAATCATCCCGTCCATTCTCTTAAACAACGCGGCGGCGGCAATTGTCCAGCCGAATAGCTATTTCACGGTCACACGCAATAGCAGCAGTGCAACTGCCGTGACCTTTGGCCCGTGGAGTTAATGATGACGTCGATGATCGTTAAGGCGCATGTTGAGGGCGGGGTCGTCGTTGAGGCTTTTCTCATCGAGGATATTCCGTTTCCTAACGACATATACAGGGCTGATCTGGCCACTTGGGTGACCGCACCTGTAGATGTTGGCGTCGGCTGGCTATACGACGGCACCACCTTTAGCCCACCGCAAGAGGGGTAAAGTCCTATGCTTGGCCTGTATCCACTAGCATCTGCGCCGCTAGCCGATGACGGTGGATCGGCGAACGTAGTAACCGGGATCGTCGCCGACAACATCACCACGACGACCGTCGTGGCGGCGCGTCGTGTGCAGCGCGGAATCGTCGCCGACAACATCACCACGACGACCGTCGTGGCGG